GGGACGTAGAACCCCGACGTTGCCATTGGGCAGACGGTGCGCACACCTTCGCTGACACAGCGGCTGCGCATCATCTGGCGGGGGAATTTACGCCACATGTCTTTGCTTGCGAGCCCGGCTTTGGCGGCGCGTGCGGCGTCCCAGGTAATGCGGATGGTGCCGCCGGCCGGGTGGCTGAACGTGGCATCCGCCGCCTCGTCCGAAAGCGCGTGCCACTCGACCCGGCCGCCGGCATGGATGAAGTCGCGCATCATCGCTTCGGAGGTTTTTGCCGGGCGGCCCTGGATGATGTTGTAGTCCCGTGCGGCTTCGGCCGGATGGCGGCCCTCGGCCTGCGATATGCTCATCAGCACAAGGGCTTGCTCCTTTGTGGTGATGCCGAACATGCGGGATTTGGCAACCGCATCGGCGAGCTTTTCGATGTCTGTCATGCGGTGCATGGCACCGGGCCGCGCGGGGAGTGTCACCACGTCATTCTGCGGCATCGGTAGTCTCCTGTTCATCGACGGCGCGCACCCGCAACACCCGTATGTCGCGGGCTGGCAGCAGCACTTCCTTGCGGTGTTGCGTGGCGAAGGAAATGTTGTAGCCGGGCAGCCACCCGCGCGACGCGCGGCCCATCCGGTTTTTGATTTCGTAGTCGAGTTCTTTCAGCCGCCGCTCGGCTTCGCTGGTGGTGGCCTTCAGCGATTGCCGCTCGTCGAGAATGGCGGGCAGCGCGTTATCCTGAGAAAGGTCTATCCAGCTTCCATCATCGAAGTCGCCGGCAAGCTCGGTGGCACCGGCTGCGGTGCCCGGCAGGGCACCTGAGTCAAACTCCCGCCACCATTCAGCCGCGGCAGCAACGATGCGCTGCTCGGCCTCGGCATGGCGCGGTACGGCGAAGTAGTGCGTGGGGTAGCTGTCGCTCATCACCATAATGACGAGCCATGCCCACGCACAGTCACAGACGACGGCCTCGGTTAAAGTCTGGATGATGTAGGGCAGAGGTGCCCGGCCCTGCCAGCGCTCCCAGACGCGCGGCGCGGCGGTCTTTATCTGGATGATGCCGCGCCCGGGTTCCTTCGGCAGCGTGGATGTCGCGAAATAATCCGGCGTGCAGCCGATGCGCAGCGACGGGATGCGGTGGTAGGTGGTGGCCTTCTCTAGGGTCCACTCCGGCCGTTCTTCGGCGATGGCGGCGGCGACGGCAGCCTCGAAGATGCGCCCGCGGCGCATCGATGCATTGTCGGGCACCGAGCCGGTGCCGGTGCCGGTGGTGCCGCGCATGAGGTCGGCGAGTTGCTCGCGCGATAGGTATGGGTGCAGGTTCCAGATCGCCGGAATGCGCGATGCCGTCAGATCGGCACGCCTCCATTCGAGCCAGGCCCCGGTGGATTCGATCTCGCGGACTTCGCGCGCCGGCTCGGTCATGGCGTGCCCTCGAGCTCGTCTACTTCGGTGAGGGTGCGCGCGGCAAACTCGGCGGTACGAGGGTCGCCTATTGCAGCGATGTTCCGCAGTGCCGCACGGAGCATGCCGGTGGTGCGGAGCATCTTTAGCTCACGCGACGAACGACATGCTGCCGGCACCACATTGGCGAGTTCGAGGTAGAGACGGCAGAGTATCTCCATCTGGTGCGCCGGCTCGGTCATGGCGTGCGCTTTCGCGGCAGCATCACCCAGGGGTAGCCGTCCTCCTCGTCGTAGTCGCCGCGCCGTGTCCCGACGATGCGCCCGGTGCGCTTGTCGACGATTTTGGTATCGCCGGTCAGGGGTTCGACGAGTTCCACCGTCTCCTCCCACGGCCCGGCGCGGGCCTGCTCGATGGCGTTGGCAAACCACCCAATCATCCATCCTTCATCGAGGTCGTGCCCGTGATCCCGGGCGATCCGGCAGAACTCAGCCGCCCACTTCGCGGCATCGGTGCCCATGTAGGCGAGCAACTCCCCGTCGCTCATGGTTTCTGACCACGGCCCGGTGCGGGCGGCCTCGCGCAGCCGGCGGGCGAGTACCGCCTCTATGGCGACGGCGGTGGCGGCTCGTAGCGCGAGCCACATGCGCCGCCTGTCGCCGGGGTCTTCGTGGAAGGGGAACCGCCACATTTCGAGCGCCTCGTCGACGCTGGCCTCGCTGGTCAGTTCGTCATAGATCTCGGCGGCGAGGTTGCGGTCGTGCACTCTCATGCCGTCGACCCACGCGCTCATGCTGCCACCGCGTGGATGATGGCGGGCCGAGCCCAGCGGCGCTGAAAAGCTCGCCATTCGGGTGCGGGCCGGTGGCGCTCCTGGCTGGGTGTCTCGGGTCGCCAGAGCATCGCCATCGGGGTGAAGCCGATCGCCACCATCTGGTCGAGGCGGGCTGTCGCTGCGGCGAAGGTGTCTTTCGGAAAGCCGATCAGGACGTAGCAGCGCAGTCGGTGCGAACACCGGGTAAAGCCGGCGTCGAGGAGCCGGCGGGCAGCGCTCTCCAGCGTCTCGAAAGCATCGCCGGGGTCATAGGCAAAGAACATGCTGGGCCGCGGTGTGAGCGAGGCCAGCAGGTCGACCTGGTAGTCTTCGAGCGAGAGCGCTTCCAAACCGCCGGTAAACTCGACGCGACGCCCTTGTCGGCGCAGCATGGCGAACACCGCTTCGACATGTTCGCGCGGGCAGGCCAGCAGGTTGTCGTCGAGGATGTTCCAGCCGTCGTGGATCGGCAGCAGGTTCGGCGTCGGCCATTTCTTCCAGACACCGCAGAACCAGCAACGCCGCGGGCAGCCGCGGGACGTGATCGTGTAGCCGGGCTTGACGTAGCGGCCGGGGATAAACTCTAGGCTGTCGTCACCGTAGGCGACGCCACCGACCTTTACCGGAGCCACCCAGCGCCACTGCTCGGCAAGTTGCTCAGCGTAGGTCTTATCGTAGGTGAACGACACGCTGACATGCACCTCGTCGCCTTCGGCGAACAGGTCGGGCGGGCCGACATAGGCGAGCGCGTCGTCGGGCGTTGCCTTGGTGCGCCGCGGAAACACGCGAATGATGCGCGGCTCGCTCATGCTGCCTGCCCGCGTGCAACGGTGTGGAATGTCCGTATGCCAAAAAGCGCGATGAGGGCGGCCTCCGCGCGGCCGATGGCGTGCGCCCTGGTGCAGTAGCCGCGGCGCGCGGTCCACAAGCCGGCGTCCTCGGGCAGCAGCCGCCCGGCGCAATCCAGCGCGAGGGCCTTGTCAGCCTTTATGCCAAAATGCCCCTTCCACTTGGCCGGCGACACGACCTCGTAGGGCCAGCCATTGCAGGCAGCGATGGCGCACAGCGCCATGTAGCGCTGCCCGAGGGCGAAGGCGCTACTGGCGCCCATGCGGCGTTGACCGCTGCCGGCAAACGGCGCCTGCTTCTCAATCCACAGATGGCCGCAGCGGCGCTCGTCGAGGGCGGCCACGAGATCGGCCGCCAGTTCGCGCACGCGCAACTCGCCGGCCGACATGGGCATGTCGACGATGTGCAACACGCGGCACGTCTCGGCGTCGAGAAAACAGACTGCGCCATCGGCGCCGGGGTCGCAGCCGGCCACGATCATCGCCGGCTCCGGGGGAGGCCAACCCGGCAAGCACCGGGTTGACCATCCTCGCCTAACGACCCAACTTGATTCTGACGCGCAGAATCACGATGATGCGAAGCGAGGGTTTGCGATGAGCTACCATCGCATCCTCCTCCGAAGCGCCGGGCCTCCAACGCCCGGCGTTTCATTTTGCCAGCCTCAATCCAGAGGCCGATAGAGTTCAGCGCGGGCAGGCAGACGAATAGAGCTACAAACGACGTCACCCAATGGTGCCGAGGGGCCGTAGGGTCTGACATTTCCCCCTGGAGCACCCACCAGCGGTAGCGGAGGCCGTGTGAGTTGCTCATAGCGCCAACCGCTCTTGTTGGTCGAATACCCATGGACGCGCGTGAACGGTCCCAGCGAAGACGGAAATCACCAGCCATGAATTGCGAAAGCGGTTCAGATTGCCGCATAACAATGGCGGCGCGGTGCTAAGGTTAAGCGCATCTTCAAGATAAGCGGCACAAACTTTCGACGGCTGTTTGCGCATCAATTCATAGCAACCCCAATCGCGGAGCATGAAATCGTGCGCGCCGTCGTCGTCCTTAAAGCTTAACCGGGGATGAAGGGGAAACCGCTGCTTTACCGGCATCGCCGGCATACCGCCGAACAAATCAGGCGTTGGCGCCATCTCAGCGGTGTCGCCGCGTTCAAAGTCGAGCGTCGGAATGTGCTTCGGCAGAATGACGCATAAAGACAGGCGCCGTTGATTCGCCTCTTTAATCGATGCAACGGTCAGCGCCTCAACGATCTGCCTTTGCTCTTCGGGCTGAAGCTTGTCGGCAACCGGATGAATAACGTCGTTAATCCGATAATGCGCGGCGGGCGAGCGGTTGCCCTTGATTTTCCAGCTTTCAAACCGGCTGTCTTTGGGGTTCCGCTCTAGCGGGATTTGTGATTTAGACCATCGCTTCGGGCAATGCGCCCGCGCCATCGGGTAGATCCGCACCGGCTGGCGCAGCTCCATGCTGAACCCGGCGGTGCAAACGAACTCACGGCCGTCCGAGTTTGCTTCCGGCACGGTCTTTCCGAGCATGACGAAATCGTCGAGGGTCATCCATCAATGTCCGCGAACTGGTCTGCGATTGCTTGCGGCGTCCCCTCGCCCCGCAGCGCGGCATTAACAGTGTTGGCGATCACGTCGGCGTGGCACGCCTCGGGATGGCACCAACAGACGAGTACCTTGCCGCGCCAATCTACAATCTTGTCGAGCAGGCCCGGCTTGTGTGGCCAGTAGAACTTTTCAAATTTCGCGATAACCTCGCCGCGGTCGCCGTCGTCCGGCATGACGAACGGATTGCCAAACTCGCTTTGCCTATCGACGCGAACCAGGCGGCCTTCGTCTTCCGCCCATCGAAGCAACGCTTCGTCGATGCGCTGCCCGTCATCGTGCGCACGCATACTGGCAACAACGCACTCGCCAGCTTCGGCACGCGTCTTTCGGTCAAGCTGGCATTCATCCCAATAATCGCCTTCGTCGATTTCGGGTTCGTCACGGCGAGGTTTGGCGATGGCGTTCATCGCCGCCTCAAGCCCCAAATCCGCAAGCCTTGCGGATTCCTCCGGCGAAAGCCGCGCCATTCGCATATAGAGTTGCGCGGTCCGATCAGGCAGCCCGACAGTTTTGAGCCACGGCAACCACTTACCGCCGGCTTGTCGTACTAGTTTCTTGGCCTCGTTTAATTTCGCGCCGGCATCTTTCGCTCGCTGCACGCTGGTGAGCTTCGCCGCTTCGCTGGCCTTGTGCGCGTCCATGATCTCCGCGCCAAGAACGGCCAGCCGGTTGCTGCCGGCAGTGTCATCATTCATCGAACGAGAACGCCTTCTTTTGCAGTTTTTCGTGTGCGAGCCGGCGGGCAACGTCTGCGACTTGTTCGTTTAGTGCGTCGATAATCCGGCGTGCTTCGTGTTCGCTGTATTCGTTGGCAGATGACGACAGCCTGCCGACCATCTCTATTGCATTGATGGCCCGTTGTACCCGCCCAGTAGCGAGCCGAAGGAAACGGTCGTGCTTGTTTTCGCGGTGGGCAGCGCCATTCCCCATTCGTGCTGTTCGGTAATGGTCAATCGCGGCGTCATACGGTTGCGGCATGCGTCCCTCCTGTTTTAGTTATTTGTCCTCGGACAATTAAACCCGGCGATACACATCGCCCCCGCCGGGAACGCATTGCCCCGCCGGCAGTCCATCGCGACCGGCGGGTCGTCGCCGAGCCACCGCCCCTCGCGGATAGCGGCGACGGCGGCCTCGCAGGTCGCCCGGCTGGTGGCGGCGACGGTCTCCTGCCGCTCGCCGGGCCACGTCAGCAGAAGGACGTGGGGATCGAATGCCAGCGCAGCGGCGAGCGCGATCGGCGCGGCCCTCACGACAGCACCCGGTGGCGCGCGTATTTCGCGGCGATGCCTTCGGCGATGTAATCGTCAGCGGTGCGCCGCTGCCGCTCTCGAGCCCGTTGGATGGCTTCGCGCGCCAGCTCCATTTGCGATGCCGGTTCGAGGCGCATCGGGCAGATCGGGGTATGGGTGATGTTGCCGAGGAGGTCGCCCGGGCACGAGCAGCCGGCGATTGCCTGCATACGGGCGCGCTGGATCTCGGCCAGCCGCTCGGCGATGGCGGCGCTGTCTTCGCAGGCTGGGGTACGGGCGGTCATTGCACCGGCTCCGGCCGCGGCACGCCCTCCGGCCATTTGACACCGTCCGGCCAATTAGCCGCAAACCACTCCGTAGCCCGCATCATGGTCAGGACATTTGCCCCACGTCCCGCCGCCAGCCGGGTAAAGACCTTGTTATTTCCGCAGGCCCGCAGCCCAACGCCGGTAAGCGTCAAGCCGGTTTCTTCGCTATAGGCACGGGCTAAGGTGAGCAGTTGCTCGATGCTGACCGCGGGCATGCCTGCGAGTTTTCATGAAAATTTTCATGGCTGCAACCCCTCTTGCGAGGTTGGGAAAACATTCCCATGTCCATTGACACGGTGGGCAGATTGTCCACAATGTCACGCTAGTCGCGGTAGTCTGAGGTCCACGTACGTGATCATCGAAGCGGGGGATTCTCCGCCCGACGATTCCGCGTCAACGGCGAAAATTCATCACATCCGCCGTTGGAACGACCGCGCCTATAAGAAGTTCGTGGCTGCCTGCGCAGACGAAATGGGTCTCTCGATCCACATGCTTTATAAGCGCGCGGGGGTTGATCCTAGCTCGCACTCTAAGTCGGCCGGGAAATTCGGGCGTAGCATTGAGCAGATACTTGCGATTGCCGATGCGGCTGGCAAAGACCCGGCGCTGTTCATTGCCGCCGGCATTCTCGGCCGAGACGACAAACGCGATAGCGATCTAGAATTGGCGAAGCTAGCCGTCGTCTCGACTCTGGCATCGCACCTTTACGTCGCGTTATCGCCGTCGCAGCTGGTGTCCAGCGACAGTAGCGCCAAACTGCTGAATGCAGTTCTAACCGCTATAAAATCACGCGATTAGCAGAAAAAATCGTCGGGGAGATCCGGCAATATAGCCCAAACCTGCGGCTCTCTCGGCAGACCATCCGCGCCAAACCAGCCTTCGCCGTTCCAGTGGGCTATCGTCCACTTATCATCGCCGCCGGGGGCAATGACGCACCAGCCGAACTCCTTGCCCGGTTTTGTCGGCGCCTCCCTGATGTCGGAAAATTCTAATATCGGCAGCGCTTTAACCGCGTCGCGTTGCATCAGGGCGTCTCTCCCCATGCGGGCGTTAACCATATCAAACCGTCTGTCGTGAAAAATTTCAAGCGTCCTATTGGCGATGAAAATTTTCACGTATAGGATGCCGAACGGCTGCCCCCGGCCAACAGCGAGGCAGGCATCTGATGTCGCGCGCCCCATCGAAATTCCGCCAACGCGACGTGACGGCAGCCGTCAAGGCGGTCGAAGCCAGCGGGCACCCGGTGCGGCGCGTCCGCATCTCGCACGACGGCGACATCGAGGTCGAGATCGGCACGCCTGCCGAGCCGGCGCCGGCCGCGCCCGCCAACCCTTGGGATGAAGTGCTGACCAGATGACGCAGATCAGACTGAAGTACGTTCACGAGTTCGCCGACAGGCACGGCAAGGTGCGCCGCTATGTGCGCCTGCCGGGCGGGCAGCGCATTCCGCTGCACGGGCGCCCCGGCTCGACCGAGTTCATGGCAGCTTATCAGGCAGCGCTCGACGGCATCGCCACGCCGGCAGCCAAGGCGGGCGCTGGTGCCATGCGGACGCTCTCAGGTAGCATCGACGCCGCCATAGTAGGATGGTACGGGCACGAGAGCTTCACCTCACTGGCGCGCACCTCGCGCGATACTCGCCGGCAGTCGCTCGAACTGTTCAGGAAGGAGCACGGCACTAAACCAATCGCCGCGCTCCGCCCGCAGCACATCAACAGCATCCTCGCCGCGATGAAGCCGGGCTCGGCTCGTCAGATGCTCTACGCGCTGAAGGCGCTGATGCACTATGCGATGCTCACCGGGCTGATCGCCGACGATCCGGCCGCCGCGATGAAGCCGCCGCGCAAGACGGGCGGCAAGTCGGACGGTATCCACTCGTGGACTGAGGACGAGATCGCCGCCTATCGCGCCTACCATGCCATCGGCACACAGGCGCGCCTCGCGCTCGAGCTGGCGCTGAACACCGCGGCCCGGCGCAGCGATCTCGTGAAGGTCGGGCCGCAGCATATCAGGGCGGGGTTGTTCACCTACACTCAGCAGAAGACGGGCGCCGCGGTGGCGATGCCGGTGCATCCCGACTTGTTCGAGGTGCTCGCCGCCACGCCGACATCGGGGCACGCGCTGTTCCTCGTCAACTCGGCCGGCAATCAGCTATTGCCTGATGGGCTTGGCAACCGCTTCCGAGTGTGGTGCGCCGAAGCCGGGCTGCCGGGTTGTTCGCTGCACGGGTTGCGCAAGGCGCAGGCTCGGCGGCTCGCCGAAGCCGGGTGCTCGATGCGCGAGGTCGCGGCGATTACCGGGCACACGACGCTCGCCGAGGTGCAGCGCTACACCGATGCGGTAGACCGCGAGCAGTTGGCGAAGACGGCAATGCGCCGCCTCCGCGGAGGAACGTGAGCGGAACCAAATTGGCAAACCTGCCAAAACCAAATTGGCAAACCCGTCGCAACCCATTGGAAACGCCAGCTAAATTTCGGGCGTTGCCGATCAACCTGAAGGACTACTCTTGAATGAAATCAATGCGTTCCAGTGGCAAACCGGCCTATACGCGCGCATTGAAACTAAAGGGCTTTTCGGGCGATTGGCAAACCGGCCTCGACGCCCTGCTCGCCGGCCTCGTCCTGGCCGGGATCATCCTCGGGCTGATGGTCTAGGGCGGAACCTGAAATCAAGTTTCTGGCCGCTCTTATCAAGACGGCCCGGCAACCTCTGCCCCATCTAGGGGCGGCGTCAGGGGGCGCGTGAACGCCCGCGCTGACGCCTGACCACAACCGAAGCAGGTGTTTCGATCATGGCTTACCGCATTTTATCATTGGCTGTTCTCGGCTGTCTCGCCGCCGTGCCGGCATCGGCCGAAACCGGCATTCGGCTTTGTGACGAAACGCCCGTCGCGAAACTAACATTGGAACAACTCAGAGACTGCCAGGACTTCCTGAAGGCCTCGAACCATATCAAAACGCTACTGGCGCGGCCGGAAAAGCCACGAAACTGCACCACCTTGGTTTACCGGGGTCCGACTGATCATCCCGAGAAAGTCAGCAAAGTTTGCGAATAAAAAAAGGCCCCGCCGAAGCGGGGCCACAACACCTACCGTCTCAGCAGCCGCCGCCTGCGGCCGGGCGTTGCCGCCGCTGGCGGCGGCTCGGTCAAGGGGACGGTGGGGTTCCGGGCTGTGGCTTGCCCCCAGCCATCGGGAAATATCCCCAGCCGTACTCGGTCGAGTAACCCCAGCCGCCATCCTCGGGAGGCGGTTTGTTGTCGACCGGCGGCTCTGGCATCGGCGGAATGACGATCGGGTGCGCAGGATGCCCCGGAGATGGCCAGATCTGCACGGGCGGCCCACCCGGCTCAACCGGCGGCAACACGATGGGATGGGTCGGATGACCGGGACTAGGCCAAACACCCACGCCGCTTGGCGGTAAACCCTGGTCAGGGTACGGCGGGGCGACGCCACCCCAGAAGCCCGGAGGCGGACCTCCTGGCGCAATGGGATGCGCAGGATGCCCCGGAGATGGCCAAATGCCGGGAGGCGGTCCACCCGGCGCAATGGGATGCGCGGGATGCCCCGGGCTCGGCCATATACCCGGCGGCGGCCCTCCCGGCGCGATCGGGTGCGAGGGATAGGGACCGCCCGGCATCGGCCCGCCACCAACGCCCACGTCCGAGTAGAACAGAACGCCTTGAATCGTCACCGGCACTGCGGCCATCAGGTTTTACTCCTTCAGTATAAAGAGGCGGCCCCAATGGCCGCCCCGTCGTTCTTAATTGTTCTCGATGAGCCTGCGCACCGCGGCGCATGGCTCGATGACGCTGGCGAACTTGCCGTCGACCAGCCCCACAACGCAGCGCGAGCCCGGCGCCACCAAGCGGTTCGGCCGGCCGGGGATCGCCGCGTAAAGGCTCGTAATCTGGCTGGGGTTTATTAAAACTTCGCGACCATCGGCCTGGTGCAGCACAATCAACTGGATTGCGGCGATCCAAACGAATTGCGCCACATCACCGCATCGCCGGCAGGAAAATGTACAACCCCAGCAGCAACACCGCTACGAAGGCAAAGTACACATTGCTCGCCGAGAACGGCGCCATTGGTGGTAGCGGCAGGATCGTGAGGAGCCACAGAAACATCACGACGACGAACAGGATCTCTAGGATCATGTCACCCTCCCCGGCTCGAGCCGGTTGGTAAAGCTCAGCTTGACAATCACGGCCTGGCCCCCGGCGCGGTTATCACTGCGCCCTGAATGCGATCAGCGGCGCGCCGGTCAAATTTGCCACCGGGGTCGCAATCGACCCCGGCAAGGCGCCGGCCGCAAACGTCCAGCTTTGTCGATAGTGCATGACGCCGGTAAACCCGGTGCCGATGTCTGAGGAGCCACCGATAATATGCGCCATGCTACAATCCGTAGAGGCGCTGCTGATAATACTCGGCGTGCCAGAGAACCCGACCGCAAACCAGTACCAACCGGCCGCTGCGCTGTAATTGACTCCGGTGATCTCCTTGACGCCGGTGCTTCCGGTCGAGACCGTGCCCACGTCCCGCAACAGCGTCGTCGGTATGCCGTTGGCATTGGCATAAATACCGATCTCGGCGTTCCCCGCCGACAAGCTGCCCACATTTATCTGCAACCCCGTCATCACCACTGGCAGAGCGATGAATATCGGGATCAAATACAATGAATTGGCCGAAACCGCGTTGTTGACGCCTGCCACCGCGATCGGGCGGGTATAAACAAACGAGCTTTTATATCCAGGATGCGCCACGGCGCCGGCCGCACCACTGGCCGCCGCGGTAAGTCGCCCCTTCGCATCGACGGTTATGTTGGCATTCGTATAGGCCCCCGGCGTCACCGCGGTTGCCGCCAGCGTCGCCGACACCGAGCCGCTGCCTGGGCCGGCCGTCACGTCGCCGGTTAGTTGGGTGATCCCGGCCGCCGCCGCACCGGAAACGACCCACTTCGTGCCGTCCCATTTCCAACTCAGCGGTGGCGTGCCGGTCGTGTACACGTCATTGACGGCGGGGCTGTCAGGAAAATTTATCACTGCACAACCCCCGGCTGCTCCAGCTTGTCCAGGCGTGCCGACAATTCTTTGACCGCATTTACAAGGGCAAAGAGAAGTGGGCCGCTTTCAATCCCCGCGACCTCCACCGTCTGGTGCCCCGGCGGAACCCCACCGGGCGGCGCCTGCGGGTCCACGATAACAACATCGGCCGGCACCGAGACCGTGCGGCCCATCTCCGGGATCACTGCCGCCGCATCCTCGGCATCGACGCCGACGTAGTCCGTGTCTTCCAGGTTCCAGGCGGCGTGGTTGTAGCGATAGATGATCGGCTCTAGCTGAAGCACCTCGGCGAGTCCGGTGTGCCACGGCGCAGCGCCAGATTT